TAATTAGATTACGTACAGCATTAGGTCATCAGATATTAATGAGTGATGACGGACAGATGTTGTCTATTCTACATTCAAATGGACAGACATATATTGAATTAGGTAAAGAAGGAACAGTAGATGTCTTTGCTACAAACTCTGTCAATATTCGTACACAAGGTGATCTCAACTTACATGCAGATAATGACCTTAACATAGATGCTAAGAATATAAACATCAATTCACGTGAAAACATGACTCTTAACACTGACAAAGTATTCAGTCAACGAGTAGGAGAAGATTACAATCTTTATGCACTAAAAGATATAAAGATGAAATCAGATGCCGGACTAGCAATAGAAGCAACTGGTCAAATAGGATTAAAATCTGCCGCAGAAATCTTTGCTGAAGGATCTAAAATACATTTAAATGATGGAGCCGCAAGTTTAACTCCTGAAAAAGTTGAACCGATAGATGACATTCTACATCCAGACACTCTATTCGATGATCAAAAAGGATGGGCTGCCGCATTAGCAAAACTTCCAAGTATAGTTTCAAGGGCTCCTGCTCACATGCCTTGGATGAATGCTAATCAAGGTGCAGACGTATCAGTAGACCCAAGTTCTGCAGGAGCATTACCCGCGGCACCGTCAGAAAATATAGCATCTGTAAATGAAGCATTAGGTGGAACAGATATAGGTGGGGATACACCGGCTAGTACATTCTCTGGAGCATCAATGCCAGAGACTGGATCAATTAGTAGTGCATTAGACAAGAACTCTACATCGTCTATGTTAGCAGGTGTAGCAGGTAAAGCAAATGATGCAATGGCAGCCGGCAATGCAGTAGCATCTACAGTAGGCGGAGCAGTAGGAGATGCAGGAGCAACACTTGTTGCAGGTAAATTTGGTCAGACACCATCACAATTAGCAACTAGTGGAATTCTTAAGCCAGGTGCAGACACAATGGTTAACACGTTAGTAGCATCTGGAGCATCATCGGCAGTTAAGGCTATAGGCGGAGCATCTGGCTCAGCGGCTAAAACTGCTCTTTCAAAAGTTATCCCGACATCAGCCTTCTCGGGTTCAGGTGGTGTAAACTCAGCAACACAATACATAGATTCAACAACAACACAAGCAAAAGGTGTAGTCACTGGATTACAGAAAGGACAAAAAGCATTACAGACAGTTGGTGCAATCACAGGTAAAGAAGCACCAGGTGGAATAGGAGCTGTTGTGTCAGGAACAATGACAGCCTCATCTGCTGGTGGAAAAATAGGAGATAACGTTAGTAAAGTATCAGGTATCATTGGTAAAGCAACTGATATCGGTGGTATTGCAGGCGGTGCCTCAGGAGACGTATTAAATTCAATGAAGGGCGGAGCAGCCTCGATAGTCTCATCAAGTCTGTCAGGTGGTGTCGGTGGTATAACATCAGCACTAGACACACTTGGTAGTAAATTAGAGATACCGGGCATAGGCATAGATTTAAATATAGGAGCCGCGGCATCATCATTTAAGTCGATTGTAAATTCATTCCCAGAAATGAAAGCTGGAGTACCTCAAGACTTAAATGCAATTGCAGGAGAAGCCGCAGCCAAAGTTGCTGGAGCAAGTGCAGGTATGAGTTCAGCAGACTTAGCAATCCCAAGTTCAATTGCAACTGATTTGGCAGCCTCAGTAGGCGCCGGTGCAACAGGAGCAATAGGTGACTTAACAAATTCAGCAACTGGAGCAGTCGGAGCAATAACATCAGGAACCGGAGCAGTAGCAACTCTTAAAGATTCTGCTAAAGGCTTAGCCTCTTCAGCAATAGGAACAGCAGTCAGTGACGTATCATCTGTTGCATCTAGTGCTACATCGTTAACGCAGAAAGGCTCATTACAAAATGCCGCTAATAAAGTTCAACGAGGTGCAACTGCGACAATATCAAGTACTATTGCATCGGGTGTAAGTAACTTACCCGGTGGACAAAAATTAGGTGAAAGTGTAGTTGATAATGCTAAAGGAGCAGTCAATGCAATTGCAGACGGTCTAGGCCCTGTAACTAACGCATTGTCAGATGTAGGTGCTAAAGCATTCTCAGGATCAGACATCGGAGCATCAATCAAATCAGGTGCATCAGCATTAGGAGATATCAGTGGAGCCGCAGGAGCAATCACTGGCGCACTAACAGGAGCGGCAGCCGGAGCGTTGTCAGGTGCATTAAGCCCAGGAGCAACAGCCGCATTGAAATCTGCATTGGCTTCTCTAACAGCAGGTGGCGGATCAACAGTTAAGTTACCAGTTGTAGCACTTAATACATATGATAGAGAGTCACTCACAAGTTTAATCGATAGCACAATAGGACCTGATATTATACCTAGACCGAACTTGCTCGGAAAGATATCACCGAAAGCACTTAGTGCATTCTCTGCACTGACTGCATTAAGAAAAGAACTAACTTCGGATATTAAAACAGTATCTTCATTGTCAAAATCACTTGCAAAACAACAAAAAGCAGTAGCAGAAGCAAAAGCAACTTTACCAGCTGGTTCACCTGAAATTGCTCGACTAGAACGAGAATATCAACAAGCCGCAACTTCACCACAGTATCTAAATCTAGTTGCAAAAGTTAAAGGTGCAAAAGAAACATTCGGTTCAAAAATAGCACCGTTTGAAGAACTTTCTAGTGAAACAGTTACTCAAACTAATCCATTCAGTGATATTGAACAAGCAATTCAAGTTGCATCAACTAATACATCTAATCAATCTATTAACACTGAAGCAGACAATTCAAATCCTGCACAAGATCCTGCACAGACTAATCAATATGGCTTAGATGGCTTAAACGAAAATGGCATTAATCGAGCAAACTTTAATGAAAACACCTTCTCTAATATCTATTCGACAGTTGTAAAAGAAGAACCAGTAGAAGAAATAGTACCAATAATTGTAGACGAAGGAGAACCGGTGATAGAAAATACTATTGAAGCAATCATAGGCGAACCAACTGATGGCGCAGGTGGAGTAAGCCAAGATGTTGCAATCGGCATCGGCAATGACTTCCAATTCATAGACATAGATGAATATTCTGGTTATGGCGCAGGCGATAACCCAGGTCTCCGAAATGGTGGTGGTACTTGGTATTGGGATTCAGGAGATATAACATGGAAACTAAAATAGGATATAAATAGTATTATGTCAACATACGTAGGATTCTCAACAATCAATGCTAACAAAGCAAGAACTGTTAACCCTGTACCTGGAATAGACGGACAAGCAAACGGTATTACTCAACCTATTATCTTCGGTAAGAAGTTCAGATTAGTTGATGAACAACTTGTTATACAAGATTTAGTCAATGCTCTAAACATCAGAAGAGGAGAAAAAGTCGGTAATCCTAACTATGGTACAAGACTTTGGGACTTTATTTTTGAACCTAATACGCCAGATGTACAACAAGAACTAGAAAATGAGATAAGAAAAGTGTGTGCTAAAGATCCTAGACTAAATGTTAACACTGTATCAGTTGTTCCTAGTGAAAATGGCATACTAGTAGAAGTACAACTATCTATAAATCCATACAATAATGCTGGAGACTTGGCATTATTCTTCAATCCACAGACTAATACTGCCGCTCTAGCATAAAAAAAGTCGGTTTTTCCATAAAGATAAATACTTGAAACAGGGAAAAACTATGGCTACAAGTTCAAGGCAATCAGGACTCTTCGGAGTTAATGATTGGAAAGCAATCTACGAAACCTTTCGTGAGGCAGACTTCCGATCGTATGATTATGAAACACTAAGAAAGAGTTTCATAGACTACATTCGTCTTTATTATCCTGAGACTTTTAATGACTACATCGAAAGTTCAGAGTTTGTTGCTCTACTTGATGTTATGGCGTTTATGGGTCAAGGTCTTGCTTTTAGAAATGATTTAAACGCACGTGAAAATTTCATTGACACGGCCGAACGCAGAGACTCAGTAGTTAAACTTGCAGACTTAGTTAGTTATACCCCTAAAAGAAATACATGTTCATCAGGCTTCTTAAAAGTATCTACAATCAGAACAAGTGAAAACATTACAGATGCAAACGGTGTTAACTTAAGCAATGTTCCAATAAGTTGGAATGATCCTTCTAATGCGAATTGGTTAGATCAAATGAATACAGTATTCAATGCAACCATGGTTGACTCACAAAGAATAGGTAGACCCGGAAACACTGCCGAAATCTTAGGGGTAACAACGAGTGAGTATGGAATACAAATTCCACCTAATACATTACCGATCGTACCCTTTACTACTCAAGTTGATGCTTCATCAATGAACTTTGAATTAGTAAGTGCAACATCACTTGATCAAAAGTATGTATATGAGATTCCACCTGCACCAACAGGCCAACTTAACATGTTATATAGAAATGACAAGTTAGGATTCGGAAGCCCTAATACAGGGTTCATGTTCTTCTTTAAGCAAGGATCGTTAGAGACTTATAATTTCAACTTCCAACAACAGATTTCTAATCAGACAATTAATGTTGATATCCTTGGTGTCAATGAAACTGACACATGGTTATATCAAAAGAATTCAGACAGCACTTTAGGTTTATGGAAGCAAGTAGAAAATGTTTATGCAGATGCATACTTACAAACTGAATCCAGCAACAAGAAAATCTTCTCTGTAGGTTCACGTGTAAACGATCAAGTAACATATGTATTTGGTGACGGTGTATTCTCAGAAATGCCCGTAGGCAACTTTGCGGCATACGTTAGATCAAGTAATGCATTAACATATACCATTGACCCTTCAGAAATGAACGGTGTATCTGTTTCTATCACATATGTAGGTAGAACAGGAAGAAATGAAACTCTAACAATGAACTTAGCATTACCTGTTTCAGTAACAAATGCTCAAGCAAGAGAATCACTAGGTGCAATTAAACAAAGAGCACCTACTAGATACTACACACAAAATCGTATGGTGAACGGAGAAGATTATACAAACTTCCCTTATACTTTGTACAACTCTATTGTTAAATCAAAAGCAATCAATAGAAGTTCTATCGGTGTATCTAAAAACTTAGACTTACTTGACCCAACTGGCAAGTATTCAAGTACAAACTCATTCGGAGATGACGGTGCATTGTACCAAGACTCTGCTGAAGGGTTTCTAACTTTACAAGTAAACAACACATCAGATATCATTCAGTTCTTTACAGATGATTTAGCATCAGTTCTTGCGTTGAATCGTGCTAATCAATATTACATTCAGAACTATACTCGTTATGCATATCCAGGCACAGGTGGAGGCACTACTTTATATTGGAAAACAAGTTCAGTAGACTCATCAAGTGAAACAGGATATTTTTATTCATTGTCTGGCGCAATAGAAATGCCACAGCCAATAGGAACTTTTACAACTACTAATGCAAAATATGTAACTCAAGGTGCGTTATTAAAATTTGTTGCACCGAATGGATTCTATTTTGATGCAGACAATCGTTTAGTTGGTGGTGTACCTACTGGTGGAGAGAAGACTTACATATGGTCAACAGTATTAAATGTTGCAGGTGACGGTAACAACAACGGCGAAGGTCAATTTGCAAATGGACAGGGCCCAGTTACTTTAAATGGTTACGTACCAAACGGTGTAACAATTACAGAAATTATTCCAGTCTTTGATAATTCATTATCAAGCACAGTTATACAACAAGCAATTCTTAAAATTGAATTGCAACAAGACTTCACATTGATCTTTAATAACTCACTATTGATTAACCAAGAACGCTGGTCAATCGGTGCGGCATCAAACGCAAACTACTTTGTTAAATTTACAAGTTTAGGAAACAATCGTTATACAGTAACATATAAAGCATTGGCTTATTACTTCGGTAGTGTTGCTGATACTCGTTTCACTTATAACAAAGATGAATTGGTATACGATCCGTTTACAGGTAAAATCATACAAGACTTTATTAACATGCTAGGTATTAACACAGTGTTCAATACTAATAATGCATTAGGTGCAGATACTAAAGTTAATATTTTAGGGCAAACAGTTGAGTCAGATGGTTATGTAAATGACTTCCAAGTAGAAGTCGCCGCAACTGATGTTAATAACGGTCAACTAATCTTAGACCCAGACTTCTTTAATGATATTACTGGCTATGTTAATAGCGGTGCAAATACAGGTGTATATGTATTCTTTAAAACAATTACAGACCCTGTCAACTTAACAAGACAACTTATTGTCCCTAGTACTGATATTGTTTATACATATGGTACTAAGAATCAAATTGAAATTGTAAAATATGAATTTGCTGTTGGTCAGTTGTTCTATGCATTTACTGATAATAAATTTTATAAGTCTGTACAAGATCCTACTGTAACAACACCTAATTATATTATGACATTGCAAACAAATTTTTCTATTAAATCAGGTAGACAAGGATTAGACTATCAGTACAGACACAATGCTAATAACACTACACGTATTGATCCAGCAACAACAAACATTGTTGATCTATATCTAGTGACACAAGCATATTATACAGCATTCAACAACTATATTAAAGATACTACTAACACAGTAGTCAAACCCGATCAACCAACTCTTAATCAATTGAATACATCATATCCATTAGTGCAAGATTATAAAATGCTATCGGATTCAGTCATATTAAATAGTGTTACATTTAAACCCTTGTTCGGTGCGAAAGCAGATCAATCATTGAGAGCAACTATCAAAGTCGTAAAATCACAGACAACGAATGCATCTAATAGCGAAATCAGAAGTTCTGTATTAGCGGCTATGGACGGCTACTTTAGCATAAACAATTGGAACTTTGGCGACACTTTCTTCTTCTCAGAATTAAGTGCGTATCTACATGAGCAAATAGGAGAATTAGTGAATTCGGTTATACTTGTTTCAGACGACCCAGAAAAACTATTCGGTGATCTGTATGAAATTAAATGTAGACCTTACGAAATATTTGTAAACGCGGCAACTACAGAAGACATAGTAATTGTACCTGCACTAACTCCTGCAACAATGCAGTCTTAAGGACTATATAAAAGATGGCAAGAATAAGAACATTAGAGTTTTTACCAGAGATATTTAAAACCTCTACCAATGCACAGTTTTTAGGTGCAACACTAGATCAATTAGTCAATGAACCCAAAACACAAACGTTGCAAGGGTATGTTGGTAGTAAGTTTGGTAACGGTGTCAATGCAAAAGATTACTATGTAACAGAGCCAAACAAGACACGAACAGATTATCAATTAGCACCCGGTACTGCATTCTTAAATGAGAATCAATCAACTGCTAAAGATTTCTTAACTTACCCTGAACTTATAGATGCACTTCAATTGAAAGGTGGAGTGACAATT